CATCACGGACGGTGCGGAGCTGGGCCATTTCAGCGGGAGACATGGTGTCTGCACGACGCGCTATGTCGTCTTCAATACGACGTATCTGCTGTTGAATTGCTGAAAATCTCTGCTCCTGAAGACCAAATACTTCACGACCGTAAGGCCGCGTAACATTCATCAGAGACGATTCCATGCCCGCAACGGCAGGCTCGGAAAGACCTGCGGCAACCGCCGCCTGAGACGCAGTCGCAGCGGGAGCGCCGGGCGTAACGGGAACAGGTCGCGCCATAGCGTTTGCGAACGTTTGTGGTTCGGTAAGCTGGCCCATTACGTTTTGAACCGCCGCGCGCTGCGGTTCAAGCACAGGCGCAGAAAGGCGACGCGCGCCACCCAACAATTTTGCGCCGCCGAGCGCAAACGGTGTGATGCCGAGAATTGTAGAGACCGGGCGCTCTCTGAAAGTTTCATACGGATGCTGAAGGAACTCGCCTATGCCCGCGACTGCGCCTTTGGCCGTTTCAAGGGGGCTCATAACAGCGCGATTGATTGTGCGGCTAAGCTCTTCAGGTGTAAGGCTTTGTCCCAACGCCATAACGTCTGGCTCTATTTTGCCGAGTATGACATCGGCTTCAGACGCTATCGTCTCCAAGGCGCTTGGCTCTTGAGGCGCAAGTCCAAGATGCTCGAATATTTTTGCGTCGGAAACGCCCTTGGACCGCGCCTGCTCCACAAGCGGGTGGTCCATAAGAAATTTTCTTATGGCCTCATCCGATACGCCTTTTTTGCGCGCGGTCTCGATCTTTCCGTAAATTTCGTCGGTCATTTCTTTTGTCCGAAAAGATCAGTAAGAAACGCCTTTGTAGCCGCATCATCCATTTGCGCAGGCTTACGTTCGCCAACGATAGGCTGCTCGCGGAGCTGCGAAAGATCCATAGGCGTGTAGCTGTATCCGGCTTGTTTAGCTTTGATGCGCAGAACTTCGTCCCAAGCTGCAAGACGTTGGTTAGGTTGAACGCTAGGATCGTTTATTTGTGCCTGCGCTTCCTTAAGAAGACGGACATCGGCGTCCGAAACCTGCCCGCCTAATTTATTATTGGCTGCGGCCAACACCATATTATCAATGATTGTATTTAGCCGGCCGACGTTTTCCATCTGCGGAGTAGCTTTTCCGGTAAACGCTCCGGTCTTTTGCTGCGCATAAGCCCTAAAAGCGCTGGACGGCGTATCTCTAATAAGATCGGCTACCCGGTTTGTCCCTTTATCAAGATCAACGCCGGCAATGTCGAGAACCGAACGTGCCGAACGTCTAATCTCATATTCTGGTGTGCCAATCGGAGGCATAGGTGCAGCCGTAGGCTTAATCCTGCCCGGCGCTGGCGGCTCTTCGGCCGCGGGGGCTGTTGGCGTCATTGACGTCAGAGGCTGTCCCGCAAATGCGTTTTGCGGCTGTGCAGACGGAGTCAGCATAGCGTTGGCGTCTAACGGCATAGCCCCCGGCTGGCGCGGCGCTTCAAGATAAAACGAATTAGTGGCTCGGTCATATCTTTGATTATAGCCCGGCGCGTAAAAGGGCATCTGCGGCTGCGCAAATTCTAGCTGTGTCTGTTGCCGTGCAGCATCTTCGAACACGCGTCTGTGCAAATCCGCGTTTTGCATGGCGGCAGAGATAGATTTTTGATCGGGCGCTTTAGCCGGGTTGAATCTTTTGGCAAATTCTGGTGAAACCTGTTTTATGTTTTCGTAAATATCCGACCATGTTTCAGGCGTTGATGGGTTATACTGCGACAAGATATCTTGCGCCGACGCAATTTTCTTAATCCCAAGATCAAGAGTTGAGATATCCAGTTTACGCGCCGCGTCCAACAACAATCGGGCTTCTTTATCAGTCTCAAGACCAAGTTTTTTCCCTTCTAATTGTGCGCGAGGTTTTTTTATCTCCTCAAATTCACGCTCAGCTAACTGAGTTCGCTTACCAGACTCTCGTGCCGACGCCAAACCAGACGTATAGCTGGCATACGGCGATATAAACTGGCGAAAATATTCAGGATCGGCGCGGGCAATATCGAGAAGCCCTTGCTGCGAAAGCGGATTGAAACCCGGTTTCGCAAACAGTCCGGCTCTGGCTTGCTCAGCCTGCGCTTTTCGCTGATACTCGGCAAGCTGCGCCTGCGCCAGCGCGTTCTGCTGCTCGCGATAGTCCATCGCCTGCATCTGAGCGAGCATGTTCATCGGGCTGTAGGACTGCTGCGGCTGTGCGAGGCCGGCGGCGATGTCGTAGCGAACTGGCATTGGTCAGACCTCACCCATACATTGTAGTAGAGTAGCTGGACGGGAATGGAGACCCAAATGCGCCGCCTAGCGGCGCTCCCCCGCCCCCGCCGTACCGCCGATTGTAGAGCGCCGCCGCCATCGCGTTCTCACCGATCCCGCTCAGCGCACCCTGTAAGGCGGACTGGCCGCCCATATAGCTGGAGGCGCGAGCCTGACCGGCCTGCTCGATCCCTTGCCCGAGCGCCTGACCGGCCCCGAGCATGGTGTTGGCGATGTTGGCCCCAGTCTGAACGCCAAGCTGACCAGTCTGCGCCGCCATAGACGCCCCCGGCGAGGCAAGACCCTGCAAAGCGCGGAGCTGAAGTTCGCGCTGCTGAAGGAAGCGATTATAGGCGTTGCCGTATTCCTGACTGCCCATCTCCTGCCCGAAGCGGGCGGCTTCTTTCAGCGCGGCGCCGGACTGAAGCCCGGCTCGAGCAGCGGCTGAGCGGTCGATGGCCTGCTGGCCCTGCTGCACGCGAAAGGCGTAGCCGGGGTCAGCCTGATAGTCCGCCATGCTGAATGGCTGCGCGTAGGATCCGTAGCCGGCAGCGGCCTGATTGCCGCCGATGCCGTAAAGCTCCTGCATCCGGTTGGTCGCCGCGACGCCGCCCAGCCGGAACGGCTCCATGCGAGCGACCGACTCTTCATACATCTTCTGCTGCTGCTGGCGCGCTGCTTCAGCCTGCTGGGCCTGTATCAGCGCCGACATCATCGACGCCTGCGACTGGGCCTGACCGGCCTGTCGAGCAGCGCCCGCGCCCATGATGCCGCTGATGCCGCTAGCTGCCGCGCCGCCGAGTGCTGCGATTGTGAAAGGGTCCATTACTGCCTCACTCGTAGAAGATGTTGACGCTGCCCGCGTCGAAAGTGCCTGCCGTTATTACAGAGAGAACCGACAGCGCGCCCGCCAGCGTTTTGGTCGACGACGCCAGATAATAGGAGTTTGTCCCTGTAGACACGATATTACTGGACGTGACCCATATGTTGCCGCTCACACGCGTAAGTATGGCGTGTCCGTTAAAAACATACGCCGCGCCCGATCCTACGCCGGGCACAAGGAAACTGAACGTAGTAGAACTTGTTACGTTGACGCTGCTGCCACCATACGAAATGGCGCTATCGTAGCCTGTAGTCTCTACGCCAGCGGCAGGGCCTATGCGTATGTAAATGTCCGACGCAGCAGCGGTGCTGACACCGTTCAGCATAACCGTAACCCGGTTTACCCAAGTAGGGATACCAGTGAAATCTTTATTACTTCCTGTGGTTGTGGACTGAGCGGTGCCAGTCGTTATCGGGCGATATACGCCACCGATCAAACTGTCTTTCAGTAAGACGCCGTCAATTGTAACGCCAGCCGCTGCCGTGCGTTCGCTGATAGTATCGGTGATGACAGAAGTTGTAGCGGTAATGGTGGCGGAAGACGCGATGTCGCCCAGCACGTCCAACTCAACGCCTGCGGACGGCGTCTTGCCGACGCCAACAAGCCCTGTGTCCGTGACGCGTATCCGCTCCACGCTGTTAGTTGTAAAGGTCAGCGACCGCGCGCCAGCCGCAGCAATATCTGTTAAAGATGCGCCCGGCGTTATCTTAGCGTAGAGCGTCCCGGCCGTCGCCGTGAACGCAAGGTTGCCGCCGGAGATATCCACTTTCTCGGACGGCGCTGCCGTCCCTACGCCCAACCGGCCCTGATTGTCTACGACAGTCGGTGTCGAGTCCGGGTCCGCTTCGTCCTGAACGCGAAGCGCCAGACCTGTGCCGGTCTGGGTGATCTTGAGCGCCGGGCTGGACGAACTGGTGTCAATTGTCACGTTGCCGGACAGCGCCGGCGACACGCCCGAAATAGGTGCGGAAATATAGTCGACCGTCCAGATCTCGACGTCATTGGCGTCGGTCAGCTTGAACTTGAAGTTCGCGCCGCTCAGCCAAATGCTGGCCTCGCCCCGAGCGTTCAAAATTACAGGATTAGGATTAGCCGTAGCGCCGGTATTGTCGGTATAGGTCGCCTGCGGCGTCGTTGTGCCGGCCTGATAGGTGTAGACCTTCCCGCCCACCAATGGCTCGCCGTTGATGTCGAAAAACTGCATCTTGGGGGATGGGGTAAGAACCGCCATTATTCACCTATATTGCACGACACGGTCAGAATGACCGAGGGGATGGCCGGGCAGAACGCGGTTGCCGGATCAGCCAGAATTTGCGCACCTGTATTGGATGTCGCCCACATTAACTCAAAGTAGTCGCCTGTATTCATCCTTAACACAAAATTCCACGCGGCGACATAGGCGTCATTTACACCTTGCATATGTATTTTCGTAGCCGAATCAGGGATATCTGTTCCGTTTACGCGAGCCCATATAAAAACAGTTTTTCCGGCTCCAGTAGTGCTTTCAAGCTGCGCCGAAAACTGGAAGTTGTAGGCCCCCGGCCTGTCTACATATATGCGGGAGGTAGGCGTGCCTCGATAGACGCCGGCCGACAGATCTGTGTTGTTGAACGTGATGGCGTAGGCAGTGTTCGGGGCTGCCGCTGTCTGGTCCGTCGTGTCGTAGAACGTGCCGTAGCGCAGAGACCCGCTGCCAAGGACCGCGAAGATGTTGTAGAAGAACCGATACCATTCGCGAGAGATCAGGTCCGTGAACGTGATCGGGACGCGGGACGCCGGGATTTGAGAGATGTTCTCAGGCATTGGTCGGGCTCAGGATAAGTTCTGCACCCATAATCGCAATCTTGACCGGATCGGTGCCGGAGATCTCATAAACACGGTCGCGCAACTTCTGTGTCATGCCCAGACGCCGCCAGATGACGCGCTTGCCGTATTGCCCGGTCTGGCCCATAGACTTCCAATGTTCGTTTGACCATGTGTGGCCGCCATCGTCCGACCACCGAAGCATAACCTGCGGATCGTTGCCCTGCCCGGTTACAAGCCCAACGCCCGATTCGCAATCAAGTTGAAGACTGTGCTGGGCGGTTCGCTTCAGGTCATTCTGCCCGGTTGGCAGAGCCCGCCATGACCGAAGCCACTTCTGAACCAGCCCGGCTTCGGAATATACGTTCATGTCGTAAGCATACAGAGTGCCGGTAACATAGTCACCAATGACAATCTCATTGGCAAAGTTCATCTGACACTGTCCAAGATGCCGGGTAAAGTTATTGTTCTCCCATCCGGCGCGCTCGTGCCAGACGCCGGTCGACACGTCGAACACCCATGTCGTGTTGGCGGTCGGGAAGTTCAGCACATAGAAGGCATGGCCGTCTTGCTGATAGGTATATGCGACGGCGTCGGCCAGCGTCGTGTATTGCTGGATCTGCCACTCGACGGCGTGCGTCGAGACGCGCTCGCCGGTATAACCCTTAGACCTGTAGACAATGCCGTTACCGCGGGCGTCCTTGCCGAGCCAGAACAGCGCGTTGTCCAGTTTGGCGACCGAATACGGAGCCTGACAGCCAATTTCATTGAACGCGCCCTGAATACGGGCGAGCGGAAAGTCGGGCAGCCCTGCGTTATACCAGACCTCGACCGACGTCTGCCCAAACAGCCAGACTTCGCGATGATCGACGATCAGCGTGACAAGGTCATCTGGCGAGCCTTCTGCGCTGGCAAAATCAAGCGGATCGACTGACGTGCCGTCATAGAGCGACGTCACCCAGAATTTCTGGCTGTTGGGTTCGTTGAAGACAAAATAGCCATCCAGAAAGCCAACACCTACGGCGCCGTAAAAATCCGGGTCTGTGATCTGCGCGAACACGTCCGTGTTGGCGTTGTAGATGTAGCCGTTGGCTCCAGCCGCAATGAAAAGCTGTATGCCGTTGTCGACCATATTGACCGGATTGGTTCCGGCAACGAGCCCCTTGTCGGTGTAATTCCAGTTTGAATCTATCTGATAGAAGCGGTTGCCCGACACCGCATAGGCGTAGTCGCCATAGGTCCAAAGCCCTCGAACCGGACCGGTCGGAAGCTGGACGAGCTGGCGCAGCCCCGGCGCGCGCTGAAGATACGCCGGCTGCTTGCCGCCATCAGCAACGATCTCGGGAAACAGGTTCACCATCCGGTTGTCCGCAGCGTTGACGCTGCGGGCGA